CGGTGTGGGCGACCGGGCATTTCTCGCGCAGCTCTTCCCAGATCGGATACGGGTTCTCGATCCAGCGCGGATCGAGATGATCGAAGTCGGTGGCCCAGTCATTCACCGGCGGGCGCGTGCTCATGCGCGGTCCTCGATCACTTCGATGGCGAGCTCGGGGCAGTTGGCTTTGGCGAGATACGCCTTCTCGATGAGCGCGTCCGGCACGCTGCCGTCGCCCGCCTCGCTTGCGTTGCCCAGTTCGTCGAGCACGAACAGTTCCGGCGCGAGCGCCGCGCAGCGCGCGTGGCCCTGACACTTCTCGCGGTCGACCTTGACCTTCACGCGCGAGCGTCCCCCCTTGGGCGTCCGCCTTCACCAGGGCTACGGCGGACAGCCTTCGTCACAACACGGCTTGCCAGTCGAAGCTCCGGAGGAGCGAAGACTGGAGCGGGCGATCGGGATCGAACCGACGACATTCAGCTTGGGAAGCTGATTAACCGCCGTCTCATAGCACCTCATGGCTCCCATCAACCGCTCAGAAGTCCTTTATTTGCAGGCACTTCTGCCATATACTCACTCATAGAAAATCGCCACAGCACAGACGACTTTCGTACCTAATCCGTACCTAATCAGGAGTCGGCCATGCCGTCCATTCAGTTCACGGACCTTTCGATCCGCGCGCTGAAGTCAGACGCGCAGACCGATTATTGGGACACGAAGACGCGCGGCTTCGGTATCCGCGTTGGGAAGCATACGAAGACGTTCATGGTAAAGCGGGACAACCGCCGCATCAACGTCGGACGCTATCCAGACCTGTCTCTCGCAGACGCACGCAAGGAAGCTCTGAAGGTTATTGCGGAAGTGGAGCCCCCTGCCCGCGTCAAATCAAGCCCGAAATTCTCAGAGGCGGTCAAAGAGTTCATCGAGCAGCACTACGCGGACAAGCGGCCTCGCGTGAAAGTAGAGGCGAAGCGGCTCCTTGAGAAGCACTTCGTACCCAGCTTCGGCCCGAGCGTCCTCACCTCGATCACGGACGGAGAGATCGGGCGAGAGCTCGCGGCCCTATCGAAGACACCGAGCGAGCAGCTTCACGCATTCAGGATCGTTCGCACCTTCCTTCGATGGTGTACGCGACCTCCGAGACGCTACCTCAAGCACAGCCCGCTCGAAGGATACGAAGCCCCTTCACAAGACCGGAAAGGAAAGCGCGTGCTCAACGATCAAGAGCTTGCAAAAGTCTGGGAAGCCTCGACGAGCGTAAACGGCGCGATGGTCCGGCTCCTCATTCTCTGGGGCGCGCGGAACGGCGAAGTCGCTCGCATCAGACGGTCGTGGATTGAGAACGATGTCCTCACGATCCCCGGCGAGTTCACGAAGAACCACCGCGACCACGCTATCCCGCTTTGCCCGATGGCCATTGCGATCCTTAAAAGCCTACCCAACACCGGGGACTACTATTTTCCCGGCCACTACGACGTGGAGACCCATTTTCAAGACGGGTCATGGGGAAAGCTCAAACGCGAGGTCGACAAACTCTCGGGAGTGCGGGGCTGGCAGATGCGGGACATTCGCCGCACCTTCCGGTCTACCATGCCGAAGATCGGCATTCCGCGAGACCTCGCCGAGCGGCTGGTCAATCACGTCAGCGGTACGAGAAACGAGCTGGACGAGATCTACGATCGTTACGAGTACCTGGACGAGAAACGAGCCGCCCTCGCGAAGTGGGAGGCGAGACTAGCTGGCCTTATCCCACTGAGAGTGGCGGCCTAGTGGAACTTTGCCCGGAGCAATCCGGGCTTTTCTTTTGACCATAGGTTAGCTTACATTTGCATCGCGGCCGACGGCCGCCCGCTAGTGGAAACTGGTGGCGTTGCAACGCTCCAATCTGGAGGGTTCGCAATGTCGATCAAGCCACTGGTCGTAGACTGGAGGGGCCTAAAGAAGATCGGTTGGCCTTTCTGCCGCGCTGAGACAGATCGCGGGGAGCATGACGGTCGCTATCCAAAGAGCGTCAAGCTCGGGAAGCACCGTAACTCTCGGCGGATGTGGAGAGTGGTGGACGTGCTGGCTTACTTCGAAGCCCACGGTCTCAAGGTGACGGACGATTGGAACGCTCCGTAAGGAGCAATGGGCGGCCGGGGTGCACACTCGGCCGCCCTTCTTTCGAGGGCCAAGCCATGCAGTCCGCAACGGTACTGGAGGTTCCCCGATGGGGTCACTCGACCTTCTGACTTCCCTTCTTCCCTTCGTATTGATCATTATCGTAGTCGCTACGGTCGTGTATTTTCGTCGTCTGGGTCGGACCTCGCGTCCGAACGTTGCCGTCCCAACTTCCGAGACATTCTCTACATCGCAGCCCCCGGCTGAAGGAATGTCGCTGAAACTCAAGCGCTCAGAGACATCCTCGCGCGGTACCCCGACTTTCGCGCTTGATGCTCGAATGGAAGTCTCCCCGGCCATCCGCGCGCAGATCGATAAGTACCAACTAGGGTCGGAAATTGTCTACGACAGCACGGCCCGCCAAGGTCACGCCGCGGCTGCCGCAGACCAATTCGACGCCGGGGCGCAGTCCGGCGCCTTGAAATCAATATATCGGATCACGCGCGGCTCACTCAGTCTCGCAATGGCTTCGCTCGCTCTGCGCATTACGATCGACAGTCTACTTCGTGGTGTCCACGTTGAATGCAAGAGCTTGAGTGAGATTCAAGAGGCAGAGCAGGCGATCACACAAGCGGGTAAGAACCTCAAATCCTATATCGAGGCTGCAAACAGCTTCGACGGTCGGGAGCACGTGATTGAGCTTTAAAGACTCGGTTTTCACACCGTTTCTGCGGCGGTTCACAGATGAGCCGGCCCGCGAGCTTTCCGAGACGATCGCGTTGCACAGGAAGCTGCGCGATCAGCACTCCCGGTTGCGCTATTCTGATCCTGACATCTACGTTGAGATGAACAGCGAGATCGCGGACGTTGTCTCCTCACAAGTCACGCTTCCCGACAACTTCGCGATACTGAATGCGCTCGATAGATTGTCATTGGAAATTCTGAAATTAGAGAAGACCGTATTTGAATTCCCCGCTGTCAATTGGACGTTCGCTGAGCTCTCGATGAAGGAGCAGGTGGACCTCCGACGCTTCCTTAATGCCAAAGAGCACTTTCTCGCCAACGAGAACCGGGTCGTCAAAGCGCTTGCCGTATCGGTCGCGCGCGTGGTTATCGGCCTGATCAAAGTGCTGCCACCTGTACCCGATGGACACGCCGCGCTGACCGTTCCCCTCTCAGCGCTTCTGCCTAACGCGGGAGAGATCACGGACAAGATCATCGGCACGCTCTCGACCGACGAGAACCGCACGCTCGGCCTATTCACCGAGCTTCAAAAGACTTTCTACGAGAATATCTGCGAAGCCACCGGGATCGCGCCAGATGGAGATTCGAAACGGGCGCTTATCACGGCGAACAAATCAGACCTCCCGAGCGCCAAGCTCATTGAGGCATATCTTCGTAGTACGCCGTTCCTTGAATTCTTTCAGACGCCTGTCCCATTCGTAGTGCCGGACCACATCCGCTTCTCTGGCCACTGGATCATTGCACCGCCTGGACGCGGGAAGACCACGCTGCTCCTTTCGATGCTTATGGAAGATTTCAAGAAGGATGCGTCCGTCATCGTGATGGATAGCAAGGGCGACCTCATCGGGCCTATCCGGGATCTGAAGGCGCTCGAAGACCGCTATGTCATCATCGACCCAGACCCCGAGCATCCGGTCGCTATTAATCCTCTCGACATTCCGAAGACCGACGTATCGCTTGCGGTCGCGAACCTCGAATACATCTTCAGCTCGCTACTCGAATCCAAGATGACCGCGCTTCAGACGGTCCTCTTCAGAAGCGTGCTCAGGGCGCTCATCACAGCCTTTCCCAATCCCACGCTCGAGACGTTCCGTGACCTCCTTGCCAACGGCTTCGAAAAGTATGACGAGCACATACGAAAGCTGCCGCAAGACCTACAGGATTTCTTCTACAAGGAGTTCAACACCAAGGTTTACGAGGATCGAAAGCGCGAGATCGTTTGGCGGCTTCGGCTCTTGCTGGAAAACGATACGGTCCGCAGCATGATGCTTGCCGTTCGTACCCGACTCGACATCGGCGCTGCGATGGACGCGGGCAAGGTCATCATCATCAACAATTCAAAGGCGCTGCTGGGCGATCAAGGGGCCGAGTTCTTTGGCCGCTTTTTCATCGCGCAGGTGTTGGCCGCGGCTCAGGCACGTTCGAATCGAAAGCCCGAGGACAAGAAGCCTGTCTACTTCTATATCGACGAATGCCAGAACGTTATCGCCCGCGACGAACGCACGCCCACCATTCTCGACGAGTGCCGCTCTCAGAAGGTGGCCCTGATACTTGCACATCAGCGGACGGAACAGATCACGTCGCCGAATGTGCTCAGCGCCCTTGCGAACTGCGGCATTCGATATGCCAACAGCGATGACGAGGCCCGCAATCTTGCCCCGCGCTTACGGACAACGCCCGAGTTCTTGCAGTCGCTCAATAGAGGGCAGTTCGCGGCGTACGTCCGCGATATGACCAAAGGGGCAATATCGATCGAAGTAACGCCAGTCGATTTCTCGAAGGTGGCGCTGCTATCAAACGCGGAAAAGATTGGACTCGCGGAGCACATGCGATCGCAATACGGCGTAGAAGCAAAAGTAGCCCCGCCGCCAGCCGCGTCTCCGATCAGCGAACGTGCCGCAGCGAGCTTACCGAGAGCGGCATCGCTGACCCCCGCACCGAAATCCCCACCTGACAAGCCGCCATCAGACTTCGGCTCGACGTGGTGATACAATAGGTCAATGCTCGAATGTCAGAGTTGCCATAGGGCACCTCCCATCGTCTCACTGATGAAAAACGGGATAAAGAGCGGGCGCCAGTATCATCTCTGTAGAAATTGCAATACCAGAAGGACGCGGAGATACCGCAGCACTGCGCTGGGTAGGAAAACCTTCTTCGCCGCTGTACGCGCATCAACGAAAAGAAATGCAGCGCGCCAAAACGCCCGTCAGGCAGTCTATCGCGCCGTCATCGCAGGCCATCTCAAAAGGCCAGCACGTTGCTCACGTTGCAAGCGTATCCGCCCAACTGAAGGGCACCATGCGGACTACACGAAGCCGCTTCAGGTCCGATGGTTATGCAAGCAGTGCCATTTCGATTTGCATTCCGTGGTAAAATCATCGTGAAGCATTCGCATCGTTCCTCATAGCGAACGTGCCGATTTTGATTCAGCAATTCGATTGAGTACCCACGATGTATGAAAGCCGCCTCTCAGAAATTTAACTCTCGATGGTCCCGCGATCCGAAACTCAATGAGCGCGGCAAACCCTCGATCACCTATCTCACTGAGGACGACATCTCTCTTTTCAAGCTCCTCGCGCGGTATCGCTATCTCCCGATCGACTACATCGCGGCGCTCGACAGGCGGAAGCTCATGTCGCTCCAATGGCGGCTTGGCCTTCTGCACCGCTCACCGAACGAGTACGTGAACCGGCCCGAGCAGCAGCGGGAGCATGCAGATTCCAACTATCGTCGGCTGATCTATGAGCTGGACGACCGAGGCCGCCACGAGTTGGTCAATCGCGGCATGGTCGCTCCGAAGAAGAAGTATCACTACAACTTCTCCCACGAGCTGATGGAATGCCTCATCGCGGCGTCCTTTGAGATCGGTACCAAGGAACACCCCGAGATCCAGATCATTCGGTGGCAGGACATTCTTGCAAGCGACAAGGTGCCAAAGAGGACGCGAGAGCTTCGCGAGCCACGCGCCATTCCGTTCATCAATCCGAAGGGCGAACAAGAGACCGTCCTGGCCGACTGGGAGCCGTTCGCACTCAAGACGCAAAGCGGCTTTGTTTTTCTTCCCGGCTTTGAGGCTGACTGCGGTACTGAACCGATCAACGCGAGTAATGACGAGCGGTCATCGATCCGCGCGAAGTTCGTCGCTTATCTCTCGGTGTTGGAGCAGCAGACATACCGCTCGCACTTCGGTGCCAGCACGTTCATGGTGCCTTTCATCACGAACAGCGAAGTACGCATGCGCTCCATGATGGCTCTCTTAGAGCGCATGCAGCCCGGCAAGCACGCAAGCCGTTTCATCTTCAAGCATATCCCCGGCTTTCTCTCGCGCGAGGTCGCGCCGCCGACCGGACACATGCTCACGGAGCCGTGGCAGCGCGTCGGGTCAACGTTCTCGTTTATATAAAAAAAGGGAACGCGCCTCTGCGTTCCCTCATGTCCGCCGCATCTCCTGCGTCTCAGTCTTCGATTGGTGCGTCGTCCTCGACGAATGGCGGAACGAGCACGAGAGCGCCGTTCCAACCGCTTCCGGGGATCGGCAGAGAATTCAGCTTGATCGTGAAACCCTGCTCGCCGTTGCGCCGTGCGAACGCGACGCCGACGGGGCTCCAATCGCGGGTACCTGGCCCGGTCTTGGCTCTTACGAAAAATGCTATCTCGCGCTTCTCGCCTTGCTGACCACGGCGCTGCTGCGGCCGTGCGGTATCGGTCGATGACATGGCAATGTCCTGTTCTCCCGCTGCTGTTGATCAAACGCGGGTCGGACAGGGCAAGGCGTCTACTTCCCTTGCGCTTGGGCGAGGCTGTGAACTCCGCTCCAAGACCTTGCCCGATCCGCGTTCGATGCTCTGTCCCCATCATGCCACGGCCTCCCGCAATCACCATGAGACAATGGGGATAGAAAAGGAGACGTGCCATGACAGCACAATATGTGGACTTCGCTGCTCTCAAGGAACGCGTGCGTATCGAGCAGGTGGTCCCGATCCTCGGGCTCACCATGAAGGGCACCAATCAGCTTCGCGGCCCGTGCCCGGCGTGCAAGGGCGACCCCCGCGCACTGGCGATCAACACGGACAAGCAAGGCTTCTACTGCCACGCCCGCAGCAAGGGCGGCGACGTGATCGCGCTGGTGGCTCACGTGAGGAATACCAGCCAGCGCGACGCAGGTGTTTTCCTGCAGGAGCACTTCGGAGGCGGCACACAGACCCCCGAAACGAAAGCCCCTGAGACCGCGCAGAACGCCCTACAGCCGCTCGACTACCTCGAAACCGATCATGAGGTCATCGAGCTTCTGGGCCTCACTGTAGAGGCGTGTGAAGCCTTGGGAGCGGGGTTCGCCCCTAAAGGCACAATGGCAGGGCGCGTGCTCATTCCGCTCCGCTTATCGGACGGCACTTTGGTCGGATACTTTGGAGTGGCAACGCGTGAAGACCAGTCGCCACTTCTCGCTTTCCCGAAGAACCTGGCCGAGCGTTGTCAGGTGAAAACCGCGCCAGCGGCCGAGCCGGTGAAGGTGCCGGCCGATCAGCTCCGCAAAATGCTCCGGGTAGTCTGAGGACTATCCACTGCCCTGCCGAAAGGTGGGGCTTTCTCTTGGTACAATTCAGACATGGATTACGAACTGGCTAACGAATTGAAGATGGCAGGGCTGTCCCAGAAGTGGCGCGAAGGCATGTCCTTTTTCAATAAGAGCCGACAACTGATTGAGCCAGTTCGAAAAAAGAACAGCGTTGTCTGGGATGCAATAGAAGGCGCGAAAGTGCCCACCCTCGAAGAACTCGTAGAGGCGTGTGGAGATTCTTTCGGGGGCCTAGTACGTCGAACAAATTGGATCGCAATGAATAAGGATGGCGTCATTTATCGCGGTGGTGGCACTCCCATCGAAGCCGCCGCCCGTCTCTGGCTCGCTCTCCAAAAAGTGAACACGCCTCGTGGTAGCGACTAGCACCCCATAGCTCTCACCCTCTCTCATAGCGAACGTACCGCGCGGATCAGGGCGGCTTTACGTTCCGCGCATGTCACCGCGTGATGCGAACGATCTTCTCCGGACGCAGTTCAAGGGCGGCAAGGTTCTCATGACGCGCAACGTCTATGAGCTGCCTGCAATGCTGCGTGGCCGCGCTCTTGTTCGCATGACGCTCTACGAGACCTTCGATGAAGAGAGCGATCACAGCGAGGGCGTGTTCGTCTTTGCAGGCTACGTCTTTCATTTCTTTATTGAGGACTTCGCTGGCGAGCGATCGATCACACTCAGCATGGAGTGAACGATGGGCTTCCTCAATCTCTTTCGAACAAAGCGCTACCAGTTCGGCTTTCTATGCAGGAGATGCGGGCACAAGTGGGTATTTGACGGCGATCATGTGTATCCCGAGATGAATTGCCGGAAGTGCGGTAACCATTGCCTCCCGTACAAACGGCACGACCGCGAAGGGCCGTGCGCCAAATGATAGAATAGGAGCAGGCCGCTTCCGCCTTTCCATGCGCGTTCCATTTTGGAGCCCGCTAGAGAGTCGGAGGCACTGATGAAGACGAAAGAGCTATTGCGGCCCTCAGAGCCAACGGTCGCTCGAATCCGGGAGTTGAACGACACGTTCCGCCGCACCTTTCAAGGCGGCCGAGTCATGCTCACGTCGAGCGTTGCGGCGCTGGAAGAAAAAGCAAAGGCGTCCGTTCTTCAGGCGGTGAGGTCATTCGAGGACTTCAACAAGGACAATGACCCGCACAACGAACACGATATGTGCTTCGTGGAAGTAGGCGGCGAGCGCTATTGGGCGAAGATCGACTACTACGACCGCGACATCCGCTTCGGCGCCGATGACCCGTCAGATCCGGCTCACACGACGAGGATCATGACGATCGGCCACGCGAGCGAGTACTGACCATGCTCGCCCGCCCAAAGCAGATCATCACGCTATCGGTTTGGAGTTTGGAGCGGCGGGGCAAGTACTGGCACATCGTCAAGCCGCAGTTCTTTACGGAGCCCGCAATCGAGAAGGGGCCGTACAGTACGGTCATGAGCGCATGTCTCATGATCGCTCGCGAGTTGGTCAAAGAGACGACTCGCAAGACCTGACCGCTGGTGCGATTCCGTCTGCGGAGCAGCGGTTAGGCACACTGGCGAGGTAGCAGACCCGTTCACACGGAAGCTCGTTGAGAGCCACAGCCGCGAAGTGCAGCGGTCTGAAGCCCGGACGCGAATGTCTGGGCTTTTCTTATTCGCAAATGATTCGAGAGATCGTCGAGTCGCTGACTTGGAAGTGGCGAGCTATCGACGCGATGTCCTCTCCTCCTTGCTTTCGCTGGCATGCGTCGCGACGTTGAGCATCATCCAGCTTTGGGCGGCGACCGAGACGAACACCCATAGCGACCGCGCGCGCTCGACCTTCCGACGTTCTCACCCGGATTAGTTCGCGCTCAAACTCAGCTAAGCCGCCCAGCACCGTAAGCATGAGGCGACCGTGCGCCGTGGTGGTGTCGGCCCACACGTCCCCGAGAGATCGGAAGCCCGTGCTCTTGTCATTGAGTAACGCGAGGATGTTCAGGAGATCGCGTGTCGACCGCGCAAGCCGGTCCAATCGCGTGACAAGCACAATGTCGCCATCACGCAGCGCACGCAGCAGTTTCTTCAGCTCGACACGGTCGCGCTTCGCCCCGCTCACTTTCTCCTGAAAGATACGCGCACATCCCGCCGCTTCCAGTTGCGATACCTGGGCGTCGAGCGTTTGCCCGTTCGTGCTGACACGCGCGTAGCCGTAGAGGTTCATGGCCGCAGAATTCTTGATTTCTGCAAGTGTCTCCGCTGAGGGTTGTGCAGAACGCGGAAAAGCGAGGAATTAAGCCACGGAACCGGTTGTATCTCGCTACCGTCGATCATTCAGGTAGTTTAGCAAATGTTGAGTCTTTTCAGATACTTATACACTCCGTCATAAATCAAGAATTCTGCTTTTACTGCCTCGGTTCCTTTTGAGGTTGTAGATGCCGAACGCACGTACCAGAAAGCCTGTTGACCCTCCGGCCTTTCCGCCTCGCTCCCCACCGATTGAAGAAACCATCAGGGCGGCAGCGGACGACGAGCGGAGGCGCGGCGTGCGGGGGTTCTCGTTCACTTCCATCTACTCCTTCACCGCGGCGACAGTTGAGATGGCGCGAGGGCAGGAGCGGCAAGACATTCTCGACGCTCTACCGAAGCGCCCCAAAGGGAAAAGCGATGAGTGGAATGAAGGGCACAACGCCGCGATCACTGAAGTCATCCGTGTCCTCGCTCAGCGGGCCTTCATCGGCTAGCTATTCCTTGATACGTTCGGAGGAGCCCTATGCGTAAGATCCTGATCGGCGTGGGCTGTGCCTGCGGCTTTTTTCTGTTCACCGCCCCCGCCTTCTCTTTGAACGAAGCGGAGTGCATCCGCTTATGCAAGCTGACGGCAGCGAAATCTCTCATCTGGACCTGTATCAACGAGACGCACAAATGTGCGTTGAAGCGGGGTAACCCCGCTGAAGGTGCGGCTGTCGTCGATGCGAAGGCCAACGCCTACAACGCGCGGAAGGCGACTCGCTCGCGCAGCGGCCAGTGAGTGGTCTTAGACAGTAATCCACAAGCCGCGCGCGTGATCTCGTCCATCGCCTGCTATAATTCACTCAGTTCCCAGCTACACCGTCCGATCTGGGAAGATCGGGGGTAAATCTGCCCGCCCGTAGGCAACCTGATCCCGGTTGTCTCGGACGGTGTGGCCCGGACACCTGAAGGCTCAATCCAAAACGCGATCTGCGACTACCTCACGCTTCGCCGCGTGTTCTTCGTGCGCCTCAACAATCTGCCCGCGCCCTACCGCGACAGGGCGGGCGTGCTTCAGTTTCGCAAACTTGGGAAATTCGCGCGTCTTGGTCTCGCTGACATCCTCGCGGTCAAGGACGGCAAAGCGATCTTCTTGGAGGTGAAGAGCGAGACAGGCAGGCCATCGAAGGATCAGCTCGACTTCGGCCGTGATGCGATGGCAGCGGGAGCGGAGTATCGGGTAGTGAGATCGATTGATGATGTGCAGGCGGCTGGCTTGTAGCCTCACCATAGTGCCACCGCAGCCGCAAAAAAGGTCAACAACGCAAGCGTCGCTATCGCAGGAATGCCGAACGCACCGGCTTTGAACTTGCCGCATTGGACGAACAGGGCGTGTGGTGGCGTCTTATCTGAAGACATCGGACGGCCCGTTGCTGAAGCTGGTGTGATTGAAAGTACAATGGCCACTGCGCGTGTTCGTGCAATAGACGGCACATGTGTCACCGGTTCAGCGCGGTCGTCGGGCCGAGAACTTTATTCTCATTGCATCGCCGTAGAAGATTTTTCTCCAGCCGAGGCAAAAGAATAGTTTTCCGCGAGACGCCCAAAATTCGGTGCTCTTTAGAATGACGGCTTTGACAATCACATCTCTGTGAACGGCCATGCTACAATTAATTCATGCTCGAACTAGCGCCTGAACAAAAGACCGCAGACATCAAAGAACGATGCGACGCGGCAGAGAATGAGATCAAGCCGATCCTTGCGAAGTATCAGGTTCAGTTTGCGGCACGTCTCATCCCAACAGAATCAGCACTCTTAGCCGTGCCTTGTCTCAAGGACACGAAGTACGAGCCCATACCATCGCCGATACAGGTGTAATGAAATCAATCAATCTTTTTCAATATGAGAGGCGGAGCACGACCAGGAGCAGGTAGGAAGCCGGGGGGCAGGGAGAAGCCCCACATCTCCGCCTATTGGTCCGATAAGCAGATCAAAGACTTCTTCCAGTCGATGTACGAGCGGCAGCAGAACGACGCTCGCATAGCGGTTTGGTGCGGCGACCAGCTATCGGGCAAGGCGGCACAGGCCATTTCATTGAGCGATCCCGACGGCTCGCCACTCTTTAGCAGCCTAAAAGAACTTTCTGACGGAGAACTTGAACGTCTCGCCGCAGGAGGCGAAGGCGGAGCTAGCCAAGCGAGAACTCGCACGGCGTAACTTCGACGACTTCTGCCGCTACATATACGACGGGTATCAGGAGAACTGGCACACCCAGCTCATTTGTGACGCGCTTGAGAAGGTCCTAGCGGGCGAGATCCGCTTCTTGATGATCGAGGCGCCGCCGCGCCATTCCAAATCGATCCACGTATCACAGCTCTTCCCGGCCTTTGCATTCGGCAAGGACAAAGACACTTCAGTCATCGCCGCTTCCTACTCCGCCGACCTTGCGACAGATCACGGACGAGAGACGCGCAACATCGTCGCTTCGCCGCCCTATCAGCATGTCTTCCCCGCAACGATCCTAGCTTCAGACAGTACGGCAAAGGGCAAGTGGAATACGAACGGGAAGGGGACTTACAACGCGGCAGGTGTTGGCGGTTCGATCACCGGCAAGGGCGCTCGCTTCTTCGTCATCGACGACCCGTTCAAGGACCGCGAGGAAGCGGACAGCGCAACAGTTCGAGAAGCACGCTGGAAATGGCTAAGGGCCGTTGCCCGCACCCGTCTCACGCCAGACGGCGCGATCGTGCTCATGCACACCCGCTGGCACGACGACGACCTTATCGGCCGGCTCACCGAAGGCGAAGAGAAAGAGGATTGGGTTGATTATTACGACTACTTGAAAGGGGCACGCGCCAAATGGGTTCGGCTCACCCTCAAAGCCGTTTCGGAGGTTGACGAGCCGTACAGACCGGCAGGCGACGCGCTATGGCCCTCCCGTTACCCACTCGCGGAGCTTCAGGACATCAAGTCATCCATCGGACCGTTCGAGTGGTCCGCGCTGTATCAGCAACGCCCGTTGGACGACGCGGCCCGCGAGTTCAAGAAGGAGTTTTTCCAATACGTCGAAGAGAAAGACATCCCAAAGACGACCGCACGCTTCCTCACCATCGACACCGCCATCTCAGCGAAGGCGAGTTCGGACTTCACCGGGCTTTGCGACAATCGTGTGGACGAGCGCAATCGCTGGTACATCAAAGCGTGGCGCATGCGCCTCTCCCCGAAGGACTTGATCGATTTCCTATTCACCGCGCACGCCGCCAACAACTACCAACAGATCGGCATTGAAAAGACCATCTACCTTCAGGCTCTCAAGCCCTTCCTTGATGACGAGATGCGGAAGCGCAACAAATTCCTGCCCGTCGTAGAACTGGATCACCAGCAGATCGCCAAAGAGATACGCATCCGCGGCGGCTTACTTCCGCGCTACCAGACCAAATCCGTCTTTCATGTCCAGGGCGAGTGCCGCGACCTTGAAGAAGAACTGATCGCATTCCCGAAGGGCGTGCATGACGACGTGGCGGATGCCACCGCATATCAATCTCAGATCGCCGAGGCACCGTATGCAGGCATCAACGACATCACTTATGCACAGAACGAGTTGCATTACGGAAATGACGCGATGTAGGGCGTGATACAATCAACATATCTATGCCAAAAAAGACCGCAGCTAAGAAGACGCCCGTCACACGTTCAGGAGCAACACTCACCCTCTCTCTCGCTGGTGAGACTTACGAGCAGAAGGTTTCCGCAGTTACCATTGAAGGCGTGGGAGACGCCATCTCCGCTATCTACTCCGGCCCCGTGAAGACAAAGGCCATTTTCACACTCAATGCCGGCGGCAAGTCTGCTGCACAGCCAGTCAATGGCCAACAGTGCCGCTTGATCCTCGCTCAGCCCAAACGAGCAGCGCTCTTCGCCAAGAAGCTAATCAGCGTCTTGCGATAGCGCATGACCGTCTTCGACTACATCAAGCAGGAGGAGACCGCCTATCAAACTCAGGAGGTCCAGATCACCGACCAGTGGAAGTGGAACATGTTCAAGCACATTGAACGGTCCACCAACATGCTCAACAGCATCTTTTGGAAGGGGTCGAACGACGACTTCGAGCGGCCATACATGCAGATCGTACTTGAGCCAATGAACCTTCAGAAGGCGTTGCTCGATTACGACGTGAAGGACGTTGAGATTTATGCCAAGGGCAAACACTACGGAAAGTCCTATGCGATCCGCAAGCGTCATGAGGACTGGGCGGCGGAAGTCGGCCTTGAAGACTTTTTCGACGACATCGTAGACAGCTTCACCGATTACGGTGGTGCCCTCGTTAAGAAGACCAAGCGCGACGGCAAGATGACGGTCGAGGTCGTACCGCTGCAACGACTCGCCTTTTGCGATCAGACGGACATCATGGGTGGCCCCAAGTGCGAGAAACACCAATTCTCGCCCGATCAACTGCGCGAATTCGATGGCACATGGGAGAACATCGACGAGGCGATAGCCCTTTCGTCACAGTTCAAGACAGACGAGCACGGCACACCGAACAGCAAGACGCCTGGGCGGTACATCGAAGTGTACGAATTGCACGGCATGCTCCCCGAGTCATTCCTTGATGAGAACGGTGATCCGCAGAAGTTCAGCCGCCAGATGCATATCGTCACCTACTACAAAGACGAGAACGGCCAAGACAAGGGCCTCACCCTCTTTGCAGGACCGGAAGCGGAGGAGTGCTACGACTTCGTTGCTCGCGATGATGTCTACGGCCGCGCACTCGGCCGCGGTGGTATTGAAGAGATATACCACCCTCAAATCTGGGCCAACTGGGGTGAGGCGCAGGTCAAATCGATCCTTGAGATGGCTGGCAAGATGCTTTTCCAGACCGCCGATCAGAACCTCTCGGCCACCAACGTTATCAAACAGATGAAGTCTGGGCAGGTCATCAAACACGCAACCGACAAACCCCTTTCACAGCTCAGCAACAACCCAGAGAACATGGTCGCCTTCGAGAACGCGATTACGAAATGGGATGAACGCGCAAAGCGTATCTCCGCCGCCTACGACACTGTTTCCGGTGCAAATCCGCAGCCCGGCATGCCATTCCAGCTTGGCGCACTTCTCTCGCAGCAGGGCCAAGGTACGCACAAGAAGCGCCGCAAGATCCTCGGAAAGTTCACTCGTCGCCTCTACCGCAACTGGTTTATCCCGCAACTCCTCAAAGAGATGCAGGAGCCGAAGATCATCCGCGCAACCCTATCCTCGGAGGAGTTGCAGCGCATCCTTGAAGAGGAGGCCCACACCAAGGCAACCGACGAAGCGAAGGACTACATGCTCGGAGACATGGCAAAGCCCGGCTCCCCGGTCCTCTCGCCTCTACAATTCGACGGCCTGAAGCAGAAGCACCGCCGCAAGGTCCATGAGAATGCCGTCCAGATCGAATACACCGATGCATTCGCGAAGGAGATGAAAGACGTTGAGGCAGATGCCGATGTGACGATCACCGGGGAGAACAAGAACCTACCGGCCCTCGTCGCTCAGCGTTCCTCAGTCTTCATGGCAGTGGCGCAGAACCCGGCGATCCTTCAAGACAAGGCGTTGCGCAGCCTCTTCAACGAAATGCTCGAGTACGCGGGTCTGTCACCGATCGACATAGATATGCCGGATCAGCCAGCCCAGGGCACGCCGACACTTCCTTCCTCGACCAAGCCACCACTCACGGCACTTGCCGCATAGTATGCTGAGCGACGTTGAGCAGGTGAGTGTAGATCGCTTCATCCAAGACGTTGGCCAATTCAACGCGGTGAAGAAGGCGATCACGCTCTTTCTCGCAGACTGCGAGCGCTTAGGCGTAGCCCTTGAAATTCCGAACGAGACGGTTGGCGAAAATGCCAAAGCAGCACTCATTTCGGAGAAGCGCATCGAGGACGCATTTGCATTCCTCGCATCTCAAAGAGATACTTATACACAGGACGATGAACCTGGACACGTATAGGTGTGAGATACTTTTAATAACCGAGTTGCCCACTCTGACAACAGGGCAAATAATCTAGTTTCGTCATCTATGGAAAATGACACCAACACAGAGCATGCCGAACTCTCGCAAGACATCGGCGCCGGGGAAGTCACTGAGGCAGCTGAGAGTTCACAGGATTCTCACGCCCAAGATGAAGCGCCAGAGGACTATCAGGGAAAGCTAAATGCCACCAATCGCTTCCTCAAAAAGGAAGGCTACGAATGGAAGGACGGCAAATGGCAGAGGCCCGAAGCCTCTAGTGAGCAGAAGCCCGCTCAGCAACAAGGGCAGCAGCAGGAATTTGGTTACGGCGAAAAGGCGTACCTGAACTCTCTCGGCATCACTGGCACCGAAGCGCACGACCTCATTTTTGGGATCGCACGTAGGACCGGAGACAGCATCGAAGAGATAGCGCAGTCCGAATACGTCAAAGGAAAGCTCAAGGCTTTCAAGACGCAAGAGGCAACGCCATCAGGAACTAATCGCACTCACAGTTCTGCACGAGACACGGTCGGATACTGGATCGAGAAAGGCGAACTCCCGCCAGCGGACCAAGTCGAACTACGCCGCAAGGTCGTCAACGAGAAGATCAAGCGCGCAAGTTCAGGCAGTAGGTTTGGCAACACAGACGTGGAAATTCGCTAGGTCCGGAGCCGTCCCGAGGGTTGTGGCATTAACCCTCTCAGAAACGGCTTATAGCAAATACAGTTATCTACAAGGAGGATTGGACGACGAAGCTGCAAGAGCAGCTCGACGAACCGATCTTCTGGAAGGATGTGTGTCGTGTCGATTACACGACCACCAAAGTCCTTCACAATCCATACCAGAACCTCTCAACGGCGGCTTCGCTCACGCGTGGCACGGCGTTCTCTCTCACGGACGTAACGCTCACCGACCAGTCGGTTGACATTACGACTGGCAAGATCGTCGCGGAGCAGATCGACCGCGCAGACCTCGCACAGAGCGGCTACGCGCTCCAGATGGAGCGCGCGGCTCGACAGGGCCAGGCGATCAACAAGGCAATCGAGTCGGCATTCCTCGGCGACTACGCCGCGATGACGACGTTCGACAACACCGAGCTCGGCGGGTCCGCTGGCAACATCACGGTGTCGTCGACCAACATCGACGACATCGTGACCAACCTCAAGCGCAAGATCTACGCAGCTGCGGGTAGTGACCTCTACCACCAGAACGGCGGCTTCGTTATCTGGCGGCCGGCTGACTTCCAGCTCCTCGAAAACTTTGCGATGTCTAACGGCTTCGTGCAGGCGGACAAGGCGCTCGGTGGCGGTGTGAACGGCGTGCGCGGCTTCGACTACATGGGTCTCACCCACTACGTGTCGAACCTCGGCACGGCCGGCAAGATCGTCGCAGGCGTGAAGAAGGTCTACCACCTCGGCATTCTCTCTTCGACGTACGGCGCGGTTACCGTGTCGGACGGCGAAGCAGGTCTCCGCTCGTCGATCATCATCACGTCGCGCGCAGACTTCAAAGGCAAGCTCTGGAACAACACGGCGGGTCTCGTCTACAACGTAACCGTCGCTTAAGCGTATGAGTACCTCGCTTAAGATTCAGAGTAACGGGACGGAAGTCGCTCAGAACCCGGAAGCGATCAACTTCTCGACCGGCCTTCAGGCCACGGTGTCGAACGGCTTGCTCACCGTCAAACGAGGCGACGCGAACGTTGTCTCGGGAAGCGGTGCGACCGTTACGCTCACGGCGGCACAGTCCGGCTCGACGGTCCTCATGGACCGCGCAGCCGGCATCGTCTTCACGCTGCCGGCTGCAACGGCGGGATTGTCTTTCACGTTCTATGTGACCACGGCGGTCACGAGCAACGCGTACAAGTTCATCACATCCGCGGGCACAGAACTGCTTATCGGCGGTCTTCTTTCAGATGACACCGATTCCAGCGACGCCCTCGCGATGTTCAACGCTAACGGTTCGACTCACATCGCCGTCAGTATGAACGGCACCACGACCGGCGGTCTGGTCGGCACGCGCATCAACGTGCGCTGCCTCTCGGCCACCAAATGGTTCGTCGAAGGCACTAACTACGGTAGCGGCACCGTCGCCACTCCGTTCGCAACGTCCTAGCGACCAACCCAACCACCTCCGGGGTTGGGTAGGGGAGGAATCGCCACAACCGCCTCTCCTACCTAGCCCCGGCTAGATGACATGCAATTCAACGACACCAGTACCAACGCAGGCATCATCCAAGAATGCGAATTCTGGACCAATCTTGGTAATGGGACGATCTCAGGCAACACGACGCTTCTCAAGCAGTTCACAGCCCGCGCCAATCGCGCCTTCGACAACATCCTACCGATCATGCTTTCGGCGGGAGATACGATGCGGTTCGATGATCCGAACCACACGAAGTTTCCAATCGCCACTTTCGACATCACCAGCGGCTACAGCGACTACTCTTTCGCTTCGGACCAGCAAGGCAACTCGGTCCTCAACATCATCGACGTTCACATCCTTCAGAGTACGACGGCAACACAGTACCAGCCGCTCGATCGCTTTCTTCTCAACACGGAGGAAGCGCGGACCATCTTGGCTCAGAACTCCCTCAATACAGGCGTCCCATCTGCCTTCGTGGAGAAGGGCGGCACGATCTTCTTCGACCTCATCCCGAACTACACCGTGACGGGAGGGGGCAAGGTCTTCTTCGAGCGGTCACCGAGCTACTTCGTTTACACCGACACGACGAAGACAGCCGGCATCCCAGAGCTATTCCAGCCTTTGCTCCCGCTCTACATGTCCTACGATTGGCTTCTCGTTTTCAAGCCAGAGGCCGCGACGCTCATTTCACGCCTCGAAGCGCACATCACACAGATGAGAACGGACCTACAGAATTGGGTCGATAAGCAGAATCCCACCGAAGTCCGCTTGGAGTTAGAAGCGCCCTCTCATCTATGACTGTCACCCTGACGAACGCGCCAAAAAACTACCTCGCCTCGGGTAGCGGCGGGAACGTCTTCTTCGGCTGGCTCTTCTGGTTCACGACATCAACGCCAACTTCTCCGCTCACAAGCCTACCGAAGAACAGCGGCACGCTTACTAATTTATCCAAACACTAGCGTATGACTGACAATTTTGATTTCACACCGGGCTCAGGCAAAACGGGAGCAGCAGACGACGTAGGAGGCGTGCTCTATCCGCGCGTGAAGGTCACATGGGGCGCGGATGGAGCGGCTAACGATGCCGACACAGCATCAGGCAAGGCGCTTCCCGTTCAACTGCGCGATAGCACGGGCACAGAGATAGTCCCGCTCACCACGTCCGATTTTGACACGAAGGTCGGGAGCCTTACGGAGACCGCGCCCGCGAACGATACAGCATCATCCGGCTTGAATGGCCGCCTACAGCGGATCGCCCAGCGGATTACGACCCTCATCGGAAGCACGATAGCAATCTCGGCTGCTTCCCTTCCTCTCCCTACTGGAGCCGCCACTGAGACAACGCTTGCCGGTGTTCTAACCACGTCCGACTTTGACACAAAGACCGGATCGCTTACAGAGACAGCACCCGCCAGCGACACCGCATCGAGCGGCGTGAATGGCAGGCTTCAGAGGATTGCCCAACGCATCACATCGCTCATAGCCCTCTTGCCGACCTCGCTCGGAGCGAATGGCGGCCTCAAGATCGAGGGTGTCGCAAGCGGGACGGCAGTCCCGGTATCTATCGCTTCGGTCCCGTCTCATGCAGTCACCAATGCCGGTACGTTCGCGGTGCAGGCGGCAGGAGACGTAGCGCACGACGGAGCAGACAGCGGTAGCCCCGTCAAGATTGGCGGGCGGGCACGCAGTTCGGAGATCGCAGCGGTTTCGAGCAACGACCGATCCGACCTCATCACCGACCTAGTCGGCAAGCTGATCGTGCTCCCCTATGCCAACCCTGAGAACTTCGTATCTGGCGTCATTTCGACCGCCATGACCGGGACGACCACCACGTCACTCATTGCAGCCCCAGCCGCAGGCCTTCGCAACTACATCACGCAGATCACCGTATCGAACAGTCACGCAACGGTCGGCACAGACATCCTCATCCAAGACGGCAGCGGAGGTACGACCCTCTATGTCATTCCAGCAGCAGCGGTGTACGGCGGCGCAACGCTCACCTTCCCGACGCCACTTCGCCAGCCGACGACCGCAACGGCAATCTACGCCGCGAACGTGACGACCGGATCAAGCATCAAAATCAGCGCCTCCGGATACAAGGGCGCATAAAGTATGGCAATCGCCTTCGACGCAGCCGCTACATCGAACGCAACAGGGACCAGCCTCACCTTTTCGCACACCTGCACAGGCGCGAACCTGATCCTGTGGGTCTCTGTCCTCGTAAACTCCGCACCGAACGATCATACCGACTACGTCACCGGCATCACCTACAACGGCGTCGCAATGACCCGCGCCGCGTTCATCGGCGGCACCGGGACCAACAACGATCCATGCTTTCTCTACTATCTGTTCGCTCCCGCGACCGGCGCTCACAACGTCGTCGTCAGCATCAGCGGATCGAAGCCGATCTACGCCGTATCTTCGTCGTACACGGGCGCCGCGCAGTCGGGCACGCCGGATTCTGCCACCGGAGAGGCGTCATTGGCATCGAGCAAGACCGTCGCCGTTACTGTCTCCACAGCAAATAGCTGGATCATTTCGTGCTGTGGCGACGGACAAAACGGAAGTCCGACCGCAGGCACAGGCTTGGGCGCTACACGATCCTCTCAGACCTTCGAATCCGTCACAGCAGACTCGAATGCAACAGTTTCCGCCGGAAGCAATTCAATTACATGGAATCTCACGGCCGGCTCTTACCCGACCGTTTGCGTCGCCGCATTCGCTCCCGCAGTAGGCGGCAATACGCGCTTTCGGTCTCTGCTTGGAGTCGGCCAATGATATGCAGAAGATCCTTGGACTCAGCGGCAAAGAATTCATGACGGGCATCGCTCCGTCGTCTCAGCTGCAAGACAAAGGACTCTGGCACACGGCGCAAGGCATCACTGTTTTCCGCAATCCCTTCCTTGGGAGCGACGACTTCGGCGTCCTTCAGGCGGCACCGCTCCCCGTCGACATCACCAACGGTGTAGTCGACGACGTGCCGATCGCGTGGGAAGCAGACGTAATCAGTAACTCCGTGAAGAAGCTCTACGTGTGGGGTAGCTCAGGCCAGCTCTACGTGATCGACATATCCGGCGACAACATGCCGACCAAGCTCAATGTCTCAGCACTTGGTACCGCTGCGAACGGCCTCTTCATGTTCAAGCACTCAACGGGCGTGAAGAAGCTCTACTACTTCCGACAATCAGACCTCGGCTGGTACGGAAACATCCTCGGAACTCCCAGCTTCAATACAGCCGACTACACCAGCGGCATACAGACAACGACGTGGCATCCGACCCATCGCGTCTTTGATCGTGTCTACTTCGGCAACGGCACCAACGTCGGCAGCGTCGAGGACAACGGTTCCGGAGGGCTCACGGTCACCGCAAGTGCGCTCGACCTGACCTCAGAAGAGCGCGTGAATTGCCTATCTGATGACGGCACCTATTTGGTGATCGGAGCCACACAGAATACCTCGACCGACCCGCTCGTCCACGGCAAGACCCGCATCCTCTTCTGGGACATGGCCCAATCGTCCTGGCAGCGAGAGTGGCCGATTGAAGACGCGTCGATCCTCTCTATCAAAAGAAATGGGAGTTTCATGGAAGCGATCACAACGCGAGGCTCTTTTGCCTTCACGTTCGCTTCACCGCCTGTCCCTCTCTTGCCCCTCATGAACACGGCCGATATGCCGGATGTGCAATACCCGACTCAATTTGCTGTAGACCTCCTAGGAGGCGCTGTGGCGTTCGGAGGGACCGGAAAGGTCTCCACCTTCGGCAAGGTCGCCCCGCAGCTCACTACGGCCCTTTTCCAGCCTTTCGCGGGCTTCAGCGGCTCCGTTACGATGGTCGCCGCGACGGCCAAGACCAACGACCTCTACGCCGGCACGAGCAACAACAAGCTCTACCGCGTGAAGCTCAGCGGTGCAGGGCAAACCGGCGTTTCGGCCAAGACGATCTACATCGACCTGGGTCGCTGGTTTCAGATCGGGCGTGTCGTGCTCGGTTTCGACGGTCAGCTCGCAAGCGGCGATGATCTCAGCATCGAGCTTCAGGCCGACGACGCGACGAGCAGCACTGCGTGGGGATCGGCGACGTACACGACCAACGGCGCTATCCGCACCAAGGAAATGTACGGCTCGCTCGAAGCTCGGAAGCTGAAGCTCATTATCAACTTCAATGGCGGCACGCCGCGCGTTCGCACCCTCGATGTTTGGGGCGATCCAATCGCAACGCCAACTCACACACGCGTATGAAGAACGATCCGAGTGTTAAGATTGGATATGATGAACCAAAGCCACCACAGGCAGACAATCCAGAATCGCTCCGTTGGACCGAAATTATCGGCAAGATTCGCCGAGCTCCGTCACAACCGATCGACATTCCGAATGGAAAGCTCGAACAGCAAATTCGCATTTGGCACAGCGGGACAGAACTCAATCTCTGTATCTATGACTATGAAGCCGCAGCTTGGTACTACCTAAAACTTTCAGCCACTCACTTCTGATTTATGCCTACACCTACCGAAGAACAGCTTAAGAGACGGCTCACAGACGCCGGCATCTCAGCAGCATCGCTCCCGCCGCAGGTCAACACGAACGCTCCTATCGACGCGTCGAAAATCGGCACGTCAGCCAAGATCACCGTACCGGTACTTCCAACCGTACAGACGCCGAACTACGCGAACGTCGCCGTCACCACCGGGCAGACACAGACGACGCCCGTCACACACGAGACCACGCCCACACTTCCCGTTATTCAGGACACGCCCGAGCAGGCGGCCCTCAAAGGCGAGCAGCAGAACATCGTCAGCACCATTGAGGCCGATACCACGAAGCTCGGCGGTAAAGCCGCTCGGCAGACGCAGCTTGAAACAGACCAAGGGCTTCCCGCGCTCAATGCTCGTTCCAATGAACTCAACGACCTAATTCGGCAGACACAAGCGGACGCGCTCAACGCATACAACAAGTCCGAGGATCGTCAGGCACCGACGTTCGCGATCACAGGCGAACAGGCATCGATTGAGCGCATGCGGGCCGCAAAGATATTTGGCTATGCGGCCGCCGCTGAAGCGATCAACGGCAAGATTGCCCTCGCGGACAACCACGTCGAACGCGCACTCGCCGCCGAGTTCGATCCGATTGAAAAGGAGATCGATAACAAAAAGTTTCTGTTGCAGATCAACATGGACAACTTCAGCACTGCCGAGAAGCGCCGAGCCGAAGCGCAGTCGCAACTTCTCGACAAGCAGAAGCAGGAGGCTCAGGACGCCAAAGACGCCAAGAAGGACGTGTACAGCGTAATGCTGGCGGCGGCCCAGAACGGCGCCGATAACGCGACGTTGAGCAAGATCCAGCAGGCCGCGACACCGGCCGAAGCCATCGCAACGGCCGGTGTCGCGCTCGTCAAGCCAGACACTCAGATCGTGAACGCGAACGGGCGCGTTGTTATGATCGATTCAAAGACGGGCAAGACGATCGCGGACCTCGGAAAGAGCGATGCCGCTCTTTCGCTCGCCGCCGCCGCCGCAAGAGCCACTTCAACCGCAGCGAACAAGCCCCCGACCGTCACGCAGACGACTTACGGGAACTACGCACCACGCCTTCAGAGTGCAGACCAAACTATCAATAGCCTCTCCGGCAAGATCACCGGGATGGCTCCCGTAAGCTACGCCGTCGCACAACGCCTGCCGTCATTCCTCCAATCGGGCGACCTTCAGCAGTACAATCAAGCCAAGCTCAATTTCGTAAACGCGGTCTTGCGTCAGGAATCGGGCGCGGCGATCTCCGAGTCCGAGCGCAAGCAGTACGAGGCTCAGTATTTCCCGGTCCCCGGCGATAAGCCCGCGACCATCGCGCAGAAAGCCGCGAACCGCGCTCAGCTCGTCCAGAGCTACGTCAAGAATGCTGGTCCTGCTTACACCGGCCCCGCCAATGATACATACGCGGACTATCGCTCCCAACTTCAGCAGGGCGAGATACTCGTCCAGCGCGGCGACAAGCTCATTGCAGTCACGCCAGAGGAACTACAAGCTAACGACGTACAGCTATGAGGGTCCTTGGCACTGTACCCGCCCCGTTAGAGCGTCCTGGCGCAGAACCTGCCCCTTCTAAGACGGTGGGACAGAAAGTACTCGATGCCGGTACACACGTTGCGAACTTCGTTGGCCTCGGTGATGCGTCCGAGACTATCGGAACAAATCTCGCGAACATCTTGAACGTCCTCGATCCGCGAACGAGCAAAAAGGAAAAACTCGCTGTCGCTGAGAACTTGCCCCAGACCACCTTACGACAGAACATCGGAGCGGGCGCATCGATCGGACTTCAAACCGGAGGCGTTGAATTCGGAGCGCCGAGGGCCGTTGCAGCTGGTGTCTCTCGCAACGCTGCAAAGACAGCCATCAGAGTTGCGGAAACTATCGCGCCGAAGATGACGGCGAAAGAAACCGCCACCGCTCTAGCTGCCCGAGGAGGGACAAAGGCCGGACCGCTCGCAAAAATCACCGCGAACGTTGAGCCGAGCGTCTTGAAGGTCGCGAAGACCATCGAGGAGTTTGTGCCAGACTTCCATCCGTCCAAGACGCTCGTTGAGAATATCAATGCCACAAGAAACGGAATCGCCAGACTCGCCTCTAGACTCAAGCAGGCCGTGGTCGAGCAGGGCCATGACCAAATCTACCCGATCAAAGAGCTTGCCGCACAGATCAAGAACACCCCTAAGCCGACGCTCCTAGTTGGCGACCTCGAGAAAGTTCACCAGCGCGTCGTAGACAAAATGCTCGAGATCGCACGCGCGAACGGAGGCAAGGTCTCTGACCTCTTCGACGCTCGCAAGGAGTTCGACTCATTCATTCAAAAGGAATTTCCGAACCTCTACGCCTCTGACCAGCTCACGCCTATGCGTGTTGCCATCAAGGACATCCGCCGGACAGTGAATGACTTCATCGCTAGTCATCTCCCCGAGGACATCCATTTCCACGACAGCTTGGCCCATCAGTCCAGGCTCTACACGGCGTTAGAAAACATGGCCGAGAAAGCCGCTTCGGGATCAGCAAAAGAGATCGGCACAAATGTGCTTACGCGCGCCGCCAAGAGGCACCCGAACATCACTCGTCTATTGAAGTACGGCACCGCGGGGGTAGCGGGAGCGGAAGCCGCACACGCCGTCACCCAGTAACCCAATCGAGTATGAGACCCACCAACGCTGCACACACGAACGCCATCAAAATAGTCATGCCGCAAGCCTACACCCGAGTTGCAATCGCGCAAGGAACGCGCGTGTACAACTGACTTTATGTCCGAACCGCAAGACATACTGACAGAAGCGAGGGTTGCCGAAGCCGCCAACGCGGCGGCAGTAGCGCAGGAAGCCGCATCAAACGCGCACGAAGCGCAGATTCACGGTGCACTCATCAAAGCCCTCCGTGAGGTTCTTGTAGACGGAGAAAACGAAGAGCGGCCGATGCTCATCAAACGCATTCCCTTCATCTGCAACGACATTCGCGACATCAAGTCGGACATGCGATGGATCAAGTGGCTCGCCATGTCGCTCGCTGGCGGGATTGGGTTATTAGCTCTCAAATTTCTCGGCGCGTGAACCAGTGCTAAAATTACCCTATGCCCAAACTCTTCGCGCGGCCGATCAAACCTTACATCGTCAATCAAGCTTGGGGTGTCTTCAACGCGATCTATCAGCAGTTCGGCTTCTCGTGGCACAACGGCGTTGACTTAGCCCTCGCACCTGATCGCAAGATATTTGCGCCGTTCGACTACACCGTGGTCCGCGTCGCGACGAGAGAGAACGGCGGCTGGCAGGAGCACGGTGGCGGGATCTTCATTGGCCTCATGAGCGAGCCGATAGACTTCCCCGCTTTCACGCAGACCACGCCCAACGGCATCGCAGTCAACTTCGCAGCCGGCACTTACCGCGTCCTACTCGACATGCTCCATCTCGATCATCCCCTCGTGAAGGAAGGGCAGACCGGTAAGACCGGCGACTTGGTAGCGATCTGCGATAGCACGGGCTTCTCGACCGGGCCGCATTGCCATACGCAATGGCGACGCGTGCTGTGGAACGGAGGCGCGATAACATTCGTGGACAAGAACGAGGCCAACAATTCGTTCGACCCGACGCCCTTCTATGACCGCTTCTACGCGCACGACGTGCCGAGGAGCATCGCCATCTACACGCAGCTTATTGCTGCCCTCGCTTCGCTTCGGGACCTATTGCTCGGCCGAAGATAGCTCTTTCGCACTCGCGCCCGACGGCGGGGCGCTTCTGTGTCCGCTTCGACCCGGCACGGCAGTCCGCTAAGACAAAGCACACCCGGCTCTTACTCAGGCCATGTTGTTGCACACGGGCGCGGCTGCGAGGGAACGCCCTCGATTAAAAACTAACATTCTCATTATGAAGCATCTGGGAAGTCTCTGGGCTTGGGTCGTTTACTCGTCCGCCGATCCGCAGCGCTACTCGCTGTTCTTGAAAGGCACGCTCGTAACGATCGCCACTTACGTCACGGTCATCGCGGGTTTTGCGCACATCACCGTACCGTCCGACCTCATCACGCAGATCATCGACCATATCGTCTTGATCGTGCAGGACACGCTCATGCTCGTTTCGGTGATCGTCGCCACGATCGGTCTCGTGCGGAAGGTCGCCAAGACCTACGCCGGGACGAACCTGACGCCGCCTGAAACGCTGTAATTGGCACCTAAACGCCTTCAAGAGCCCCGTTTAGGGGCTCTTGTGATACAAGCTCCACCGACAGAGAGTTCAACAATGATGCATGTCCTGTTTTCCTTCAAAGGCCCCATCGGACGCGCCCACTATTGGGTCTTAGTCGGCATCGCGGTTCTCATCGCCGCTATTGCCGCCGCGATCGGCGCCAACAACCTCAACAATTCGCCGATGCTTTGGCTCTCATACGCCATTCTTCTGCTGAGCGGCCTTCCCATCCTCTCGGCTACGATCCGCCGCCTTGCCGACCTAAACCTTAGGGGAATCTACATCACGGTTTTTCTGATACTCATCGGCTGTCTCCAAATCGCTGCCCTCCTAGCCGCTCGCGACTACCCGACGCTCGCGCACGTCTGCGCAACTCTTTCAGCTATTTCGTTCATTGCGCTTGGTGTGATTCCAGGAAGACGTTCGCCCAATACGACCTCTACCCTCTGATCTGAGGGCTATCGGAAAAATATTGGCTCATCCCGCTGTGCGCTTCAGTCTCAATCTCTCTGTGCAGACTTGAGAACAAACGCTCCCTCGCACCGGTGCAGATCATTCGGCAGGGGTGACAGGTCGTAAGTCATTTCCCCCTGCTTTCGCATCTGCATCTGTACGAGAGCTTGATTTTATTTATGGCGGCCGGTGATTTGCTTCGTGGTGGCCGATCCGAAGTCGCGGAATGAACTGTGATGGAAGCACGAAAAAAGCCGCCTATTGCTAGACGGCCCTAATCGGCGTGTTCAATGCTTGTTGAGTGCTGCAGGCGCCAAACGATCGCCCGAACGCTCAAAGAGCATTGTACATTGAACACTTCCATACCAACAATGTACCACGCCGCCTGAAGCGGTCATGAAGCGGTGGGGATAACTGCTTCCTTGTTCCACCAGAGCTCTGGGCGCACCCGATCGACGTACGCCTGCACCTCATCGGCCAATGCCTCAAATTCAGCCGCAGAAGCTCGCAGATCCTCCGCGTGCAATTCCTGCCGCTTCCCAGAGTAGCGAGTGTCGAAAAGGCTCTCGGAAAGAACCGTGGCGCGCGTCTCGTTCCACCACAGCTTCCCCAGTACCACCCCATGCCCCATCAGGTTCCGCTTCGCCACGACCGCCTCGATCCTCTTCTTCAATGCCTTCCAATCCCTGCCTACCTGCGTCCCCGCCAAGCCCACTTTGATACCCGCGCCGATCATCCCGAGCCGCCCGCTGAAGCCACTGACGGAGTGATAGGCAGCCGACACAATGTGTTCCTCCCGCCCGGCGATCAACACCGTGAACAGCAGGTAGAGCTTTGCCTCGACGTATTGCCACTTGAGGAACGCTCGCCCGAACTCGCGCATGAATTCGTCTTCGTCCTCTTTCGAGATCGGGATCATTGCTTCACCCTGCCTGTACGCTTCCCTCTACGCCTGCCTGTTCTGTATCGCCACCCTGTATCGGTAGGCAGTGTCTTAATTCCCGCTCTGCTGCAACGTTTTCCGCCACTGTTCGCGCGGCTATCCAGCCGCGACTTCCTATATTCCCTTGGGCTCACTTCCGCTATTCGCGGCGCACCTCCCACTCGTCGCATCAGCCTGCAAGGACACGAACATCCACGGACTATCGAACAGCCGCACAGCGGCCGTCACGATAGCCGCGTCCGTCCGTGTCCTTGTTCCGTCCAATAGACGGGCGACGAGACGCGAACATAGGAAGTCGCGGCTGACGCCACGCTCACTGGGCGGAACGGTTCACATCGCATCTGCGACAATCCCCACCCCGTTCCTCGCAAAGTTCCGACGGCGCGGTACAATTCACTCATACAAGCCTAGCCCGTTTGAGTGTGCCCCTACCTGGCTAGGCGGGGGTACGTTCAAGCGAAAGACATATGAGTAGAGAGATAAAGTTCCGGGCGTGGGATCGCGAAGGGAAGCGAATGATCCAAAGGGTCGAGAGTACTTACTGGAACATCAACGGTGAAGTCACCGATAGCTTCGGCGACTTTCTGGATAATGACCGTTTCGTCCTGTCGCAATTCACCGGCCTCAAGGACAAGAACGGCAAGGAGATTTATGAGGGGGATGTTGTCAAAGGGCCGACATGGAAAGAACCCCACGTATTGCGCACACAGACCGATGCGGTCGGTGAGGTGAAGTACATCGACAATCACGGCTTTACTTGGTGCGGGAAATTGCCGAACGGCTATCGAACCTATCCGTTGCTCAAAGAATGCGAAGTCATCGGCAACATCTACGAGAACCCCAAACTCCTCAGCGTATGAAACGAACCACTTGCCGAGACTGCATTCTAGGGAGAGAGCAATATGGAGTGTGGCGTTGCCCCGCGCACTACGACGAGGCAGAAGACAACGCTCGGTCGATCCAGACAGGCATACCGCTCACGCTCTAGGCTATGCCCGCCTGCGCCAACTGCGGGCACCCCGGCGAACACCATAACTGGAAGCTGCCGCCGTGCTCGGTACGTGGATGCGTTCACACCGCTCGCCACCCGCGCCGTTTGCGCGGTAGCTGCACCACATCCCGGTGCTGGTGCTTGCGGTACGTCCCCGCGACGAACACTCCCGCTCCGGCGAACCGCCTTATCGGACGCGCTCTCGGAAAAAGACGGAGCTAACGGACACGGAAAAAGCGGAGCGGGCGTCGCCCGCCCTCTTGAAAGTGGCTCAGGTTAAAGGAACACGCCTTGAGGCGCGTCCTTTAAGCCTCGCCACTCGACGTTTCGTGCGAAACCGGGAACGATCGGTTTTCGTCGTCGTTTTCTCTCCATGCCTGCAACGAAGGACCATGAGAAACGAGCGGCGCGAAAGCTGGTGTGGAACCGCCTGCGCGAGTTCCTTGCCGCTGTCATGCCTCGCTTCAAGCCAGCCGAGGAACTCCTGAAGAATGTAGAAGCACGCGCTGATCCCAGGAAGAGTGAGGATCGGTAGCTCTTCACATCGAAAAGGCCCGACGCGAGGCCGAGCCTTCCGACGAGGGCAACTACGGAGCACCCATCAGGCACAGAAGCAGTCACCGTCGAGTTCTATGCGGCGCCGGAGCCTCCGTCGAAGTCTAAGAAGCTTTTGGTTTCGGAGACCCGTGTGGAGACACCGACGCCGCGTGTTTTCAGAACGCAAATCTTCCGCCGTCGTTCCCGATGCAACGACAGTGTTTAACGGTTCCCCCAGCCGCCACAGGGAAGCGAGGGCAGTTCCTCAGGCTCTCATCGCGTCCTCGATGAAGCCCGTGTGCGCCACCGTCCTCGGCACCAGCCCCTCGTACCGGGCAAGGATCTCCGCATCTTCGTACGTCGCCCTGGCGGCCGTCTTCTTGGGGATCGTGAGGAGTGCTTGCTGCAGCGGGAGCGACACCTCCGAGAGCGTCGTCACTCCTGCCACGAGCCTGTTCTGCCTTATCAGCGCGACATGATGCTCTCGACCGTAGAAGCCGAAGTCCGGCACGACCACCTGGCCCTGGTACTGTGAGATCAGCAGACAGGCGAGAACGAACGCATCGAAATCGCCGAGGACGGCGCGATCGAGCCGGGCGAGCACGATGCCACGAAGCGGAAAGTTGGTTGGCTGGCACAGTACTGATCGGAGAACCGGCGAGAGAAGCAACGTCTCGATCTTTTGATATGCATCTTGCTTCGCGGGGTCTTTCTTGTCGGGCTCGAGCAGCTTGTCGAGATAGGTTGGTTCTTCCATGAGGGCAGTTAGCAAAACAAAGTCGGAGTTCTTCCGGGTGAGAGTGTCCGCGCCCTCCGGGAAGACAGCTCCCATGACCGAGACGAACTCTCGAGTTCGTCGGTAGTCCATGCCGTGCAGCGGGTTCAGGCAGTGCTTCGACACATCGAAATGCGTGACCTTCCGTCGTGCAGGAAGTGAGAGCTCGTCGATCAGCGGGCCGTCATCTATGAAAAGGAAAGAGGCTGAACCCACACTCTCTAAGATGGGTGCTTTGTTCGCTCCGATGACAAGTGAATTCATGGCCGGGGGTGAGTAGAGCCCGAGTCGTGGCAGGACTGCTCGCGCCCGGCACGAAACAAAGAGCCGCCCGGCTTCATTTTATCAGATGGGGGAAGGTGATATGTTAGGCGCAACGAGGAGGCTCGAATGAGCAACAAGCATTGGACGCCCACTGACGTTCAGCGGACGTTGGCCAACCCATTCTATTGCGTCGACGAGACCATACCGGAAGAGGAGTGGATCAAGGCCGGTGTGAGGCTGATTGGCGAGATCGGAGCCGAGCAATACCTGCGCTTGCTGCTTGAGAACGTCAAAGCAAACCATCGCGGGAAGTAGTCGGATTGTGGAGAAGCGGTCTTGCGCTTGCATGCTTGTGCTACAATAGCAGCGTGAACATCAGCGAAGAAACTAAAGCCGCAATCATACGCGAACACCGAAGCGAGATCGCGAAACGGGCAGCGGCTACTTTACGAAAACGGCGCGGCGTGTCGTATTTCAAAACGCTGGGCTCAAAAGGTGGCTCAAAGCCTAAGCGGAAAGCTGCTTAGAGTTTTCCCCACATCGCATCACCTGTAAGCGCTTGACCGCTTCCGTATCCATGAGAAGATTCATGCAGGACAGAAGCGGTAGCGGCGAAACGCCGTGCCAAAATGGGCGCGAAGGCCGCGAGTGGAATCCTCGCCCGCCCTGTCCTACCGATCTTTGACATCAGTTCGTGAGTTTGGAGGGGGAGAGCGTAGGTGAGCCTCATAAGCAACCGAAGGCGGCGCGTAACGCACGTTGCCTCTCCCTCCCAGCCCACGAACACATAGCGGCGAATGCGAATGAAGCGTTTGTCGTATCAGGTGGTGAGTTTGGCGCAGGGACTAACAAGGAGCGCTGCTCACTCCGCGTTCACTGGCCTTAGTCGGTAGTTGCGCGGCCCCTGCTCTCAGCTCATCACCAACTTACAAGCAAACGTCTTCCGCCGCCTAACCTTCGTCGTTTGCGAGGTTGGGCGTCAGAGGGAAAACAACAATCAATTATGACCAAGCACGAGGTTGCCGAAGCCATCGAGGACATCATTGACGGCATCGAGGGCGACACCTTCACTGCCGACCGCCTCATAGCTCTTAACAAAAGAATTCTCGCCTAACATATGGAAACACCCGAACTACATCTCCTCCGCCGTGATCAGAAGCGGCTCAGGACAGACCGACTAGCGAGACTGTGGCGACAAGCACTCGTGCCACTCCGTCAGCTTCTCTCCCGCCTCGTCCTACCGAACAGCGCCATCTCAATCTTAGGAGCCGTAGCCCTGCCGGTCATCGCAGGGGCGGCGGCATGAGCGCTCCTGAGTTCACGATCAACGACAGCGTCCTGACGCCGGACGGCACGCTTGGTCGGATCGGCGAGTTCGACGAGGGAGGCGACAAGCGCATCATGGCGAAGGTCAACTTCGGCGATGGGCAACACCGCTGGTACGACGTTAACAGGCTCACCTACGCGCTATGAAAGACACATCAACGGCAGAAGGCCGGGAAGCGCGTCTAACCGAGATCGCACACGGTTACCGTGAGAGCGGCAACTGGCCCGGGCTGGTGCGCGTCCTGGGCCTCTCCAATTCAGATCGCGACTACTGCGATGCCGACGCAGGGGAGCCGCCGAGGGGCGCGAGGTGGTGATCGATTACAAGCTATCAATCTAACAATAAATTCTATGAATTCATTTCTTCCGCAGGGTTACGAGGTGCCAAAGGCACCAAGCAATTACTTGAAATTTGAAGACGGCCAGAACCGCTTCCGCGCGCTGTCGAACCCGGTGTTCGGGTTCGTGTACTGGAACAGCGAAGGAAAGCCAATCCGCTCCGCCACCCCATTCGAAACGACGCCCGCCGATATTCGCGTCGAGAACGGCAAGCAGGATCGCATCAAACACTTTTGGGCTTTGGTTGTCTGGAATTACTCGGACGCACGAGTGCAAATCCTTGAGATCACCCAATCGTCAATACAGGAACAGATCAGCGATCTGGTGGCCAACAAGGATTGGGGAGATCCAAAAGAGTACGACATCACGATCACCAAGAAGGGGCAGAAGCTGGACACCGAATACACGGTGCAACCGTCGCCTCAGAAGCCGGTGCCGGTCGAGGCACACAAGGCGTACCGCGAGATCAAGATCGACCTTGAGGCGCTCTTCCGTGGAGCCGACCCATTCGCGGGTGGTGCGGTAGTCGACACGCCTGAGCCGATTGTCAGTCCTTTCTAGGCGTATGAACTACCTTATCGGCGTCGTCTTCTGCGTCGCCCTCGCCGTGGGGGCAGTTCAGGCATGGTACTTCTTCAGCCATTGTTGGAGCACTCCGGTTTTGCAGATGAGTTCGGGCTGCGCCCTGATCCTCTACAATTCTCGCTGACCTATGTTCCGCGCCACGATCAAAGACGGCAAGCTCCACTTCGGCCCGATCATTCAGCAGCGCCTCGAACAATGGGCGGGAGCGCACGAAGGCGCACAGCTTCTCCTCACCGAAGATAAGCCCGAGCGGTCGCTCTCAGAGCTTCGGATGTATCGTGCCTGGCTCTCGAACGTGGCGGCACAGACCGGCAACGACGAGGAGGAGCTTCACGCGTTCCTCCTCGATCGCTGCGCTCCACGCGTCGTCGTGACGATCAGAGGCGCGAAAGGCGAAGTGGAGGTGGAGCAGATCAAGCGCACGAGCGGCGGCCACAAGCTCAGCATGAACAAGTCGGAGATGAGCGAGTACATGGCGCGATGCGCATCGTTGACCAGCTATCCGCTGCCGACCGAAGAAGAATTACTCGCTATGGGCTACTTGCCCTCATGACCTATGACTGAATTTCAAGGCAACATTCTTATCGCGGTAGTTTCGCTTATCGTGTTGAACACCGCACCTAACATCTTTGCTGTTATTACAGGGTTCGGGTGGTTTGTATTCGCGATGATCGCCGCCACACGCTCATGAGTCAGGCACGCTCACAACTTGAGCGCATCATCGAAATCCTCGAACGCGACGGGCAGATCGACAACTTCTTCGCCATTCACAATCGCATCAGCTTGCGGCTAGGCGCTCGCATCTGGGATCTGAGAGCCCAAGGCTGGGAGATTGAGACGGAGCAGCGCGAGGACAAGAACACGGTGTACCGGGTGACAAAGCGGCCGGCGGCGCAGCAGCTCACATTACAAGAATGGCACGATCAGTAGCGCGCACAATCTGGTTGTGCGACGTAACAATCAGGAAATATGAAAGGACTACGGCCGGAGAAAAACAAATTCCATGTCGGCAATGGCGAGGACGGCAAGCACTACTGGCTGACTCCCCCGGACTTGATGCTCGCGCTTGAAGGCGAATTTCACTTCGACTTCGATGCGTGCCCGTTTCCGAAGCCGGATGATTTTGATGGCCTCACAGCGCCTTGGGGCAAATCAACGTACGTAAACCCGCCGTTCGGCTCAATCGTTCACGACGGAAAGAAGAAGGGCCCGACCGCGTGGATGCGGAAGGCCATAGAAGAACACAGTCAGGGCAAGCGTGTGGTCGTCGTGTATCCGATCGACAAGTGGATACTCATGATGCTCGCAGCAGGGGCGAAGGTGCGAAATCTTGGCGATGTGCGCTGGCGTGCCACTGAAGATGGGACGCCGGGAAAAGGCACTGGCAGGCATATCGCATGCTTCGTTCTCGATCATCAAAGTGCGCGACTGGCAAACCGCTCAATGCTCTGATGGAGACGCCGGTGCGGTCGCCTCGGACTCCCAGAGTCTCGACTTGTTGAACGCCACCGTGTCGTCAGGGTAGCGCTCGTTCAGGAACTCAAGCGCTTGTTTCTTCGTCTCGAAGCCCAGCAGGATGTTCGGATTCCCACCGCCCGGGCCTTCGGGGTCGAAGTCGATGATCTTGCCACGGTGCTTTCGGATAGACTTCAGCACGTCTTGGATCTTCTCTTCCCAAGCGAAATCAACGTCTACCTTGACCATGCCGCGCTCCTACGAAGAAACAGCTCCCTTAGATACCAAACGGGCGGCATCTGGTCGAATGGGGTGGTGAACAGAGTAAGAACATTTTAATTGCTGCTGGGTTAGGATTCTGTCAGCTTGGCAAAAATCGTCACAGTGCTGATTCGCAGGCCCCCTATGGCAGAACGTACGCTCCCGGAGTTCCGGACCCTTCGGGAGCGAGCGGGTCTAACGCTCGAACAGGCCGCAGCGCTGGTCGAGGTCTCCGTGCGCACGGCCTACCGTTACGAGAATGGCTCCCGGCCGACCAAGCTTGCACTCAAGACGCTCCGATCGGCCGCGTATACTAGACGGGTGGACCGACCTACCCCGCCTTCATCCGCCTTCACCTTTATAGACCTCTTCGCCGGGATCGGCGGGCTTCGCCGGCCGTTCGAAAACATCGGCGGCGAATGCGTTTTCACATGCGAGTGGGACGAATTCTCGCGGAAGACATACGCCGCCAACTTCAGTGTAGATCACACGTTCGGCCACGATATTCGGGACTATGCGCAAGAGCCCACAAAGGTACCGGTGCACGATGTTTTGCTGGCCGGATTTCCGTGTCAGCCGTTCTCGCTTGCAGGTGTCTCAAAGAAGAACGCACTTGGTCGTCCACATGGTTTTCTGTGCGACACGCAGGGCACGTTGTTCTTTGATCTTGCACAGATTATCCAGCATCACCAGCCGAAGGCTTTCGTGCTTGAGAATGTGAAGCACCTGGAGGGCCACGACCAAGGTCGCACGTTTGCGACGATAATGAATGTGCTTAGGAATGAGCTGAAGTATCATGTGAAATACAAGGTCATTAGCTCGGAGCCGTGGGTACCGCAGAAGCGCGAGCGCATCTTTATTGTCGGCTTCAAAGATATCGATACGTTCTCTTTCGACGGTCTGAAGGTCCCGAAAGGCGAAGGGCCCAAGCTTGGGAGCATTCTCGAAACAGACGTAGACCCAAAGTACACGCTGACAACGCACCTCTGGAATTATCTGAAAGAGTATAAGAAGAAACATACGGCGAAGGGTAACGGCTTCGGATACAGCATGTTCGGCCCCGACGACGTCGCACGCACGTTGTCCGCGCGCTATTTCAAGGACGGCTCCGAAATCTTGATCCAGCAGGGCGGGGGACGGCCGCGTCGTCTTACGCCACGCGAGTGCGCACGCCTGATGGGTTTCGACACGCCGCGCGGATCGTCATTCAAGATCCCGGTATCCGATACGCAGGCATATCGCCAATTCGGAAACGCCGTCGTAATGCCTGTCGTGCAGGCCGTCGCGAACCTGATGAAGCCCCACATCGATCAGGCAGTTCGCCCCGCCGAGCAACCTGCGCCACAAGCCAAATATGCCTGACGTAGTTTCTCCCGAAGTCCGCAGCCGGATGATGGCGGGGATTCGGGGGAAGAACACGCGCCCCGAGCTGATTCTGCGGAAAGGCTTGCATGCGCGCGGCCTGCGCTTCCGCATCCATGATCGAAGGCTGCCAGGCAAGCCGGACCTCGTTTTTCCGCGTTGGATTGCGGTCATCTTCGTGCACGGGTGCTTTTGGCACGGTCACGACTGCCCGCTCTTTAAGTGGCCCTCGACCCGCCCAGAGTTCTGGCGATCGAAGATCGAGCGAAATCGCGAGATAGATCAGCGCGCGATCGAGCAGCTTTCCGCCATCGGCTGGCGTCACGCAGTCGTCTGGGAATGCGCCACGAAGGGACCAGGACGGCTGCAGGCCGAGACCATACTCGACTCTTGCGCTCGGTGGCTCTATTCCGACGAAGCTCACATAGAGATTTCAGGGTCGCGCGATGATCGGGCACGGGAGCCTGTCGGACTATTTCGAAGGCGTCGCAGCTAAGAAGCTGAGCGCGGTCGAGGCCGACCCGCAGCGCTCCCATCAGCATGAGTTCAACGGCGTAACCGAGCTGAAGAAGCTGCTCGGAGAAGCGCAACCGTTGAAATTTCCAACGCGCTTCATATGGCTCGGAGAAGAGCAGGAAGCGATCGCCGCGGACGGCGTTTCCACGTGGTACGACGCGCGTGAAGCGCATCCGACCCGCTCCGAATATCGACTTTATTTTCCGACCACTCCGGTCAGTGAACTCGCGAAAGAGGGCGACACGCTTTTCATTGCGAAGCGCACCGATGGCTCGCTCCTTATCATCGTCACGCCATCGACGAGTACGATCCAATCACAGCTTAGCTGGCTGTTCGGTTTGCAGGAGCAGGCGACGCTCAAATTCGAGGTGCAGCAGCTCGAAGGCGACAAGGATTCGGCACTCGATTTCGCAGCTCGCTACATTCTCGACGAGCTGGGCGTTGAAGCGGAAGAGCCCGAGGTCGACGAGATCGACACACTGATCGAACCGTTCGGCCTGATCTTTCCGACGACTAAGGACGTATCCGAACTTGCCCGCAACTCCCTGAAGAATGTGAGCCCCATCGACGACCCCGATGCGGTCCTCATCATGTGGCTGGAACGCGAGGAAGCGATTTTCAGGAGACTCGAGCGCCGTATCGTCGCCGAGAAAATTCAAACCGGCTTCATGGCCGACGAGAGCGCCGACGTGGACGGCTTCATCCAGTTCTCGCTTGGCGTCCAGAACCGCCGCAAATCTCGCGCCGGAAAGGCCCTTGAGCATCATCTGTCTGCGATCTTCACGGCGTTCAAGCTGAAGTATGAGCGCGGCCCCGAAACGGAGAACAAGAACAAGCCGGACTTTCTCTTTCCCGGCGGAGCCGAGTATCGCGATCCTACATTCCCTACCGAACGCCTCACGCTGCTGGGCGCAAAGTCTACGCTGAAGGATCGATGGCGGCAGGTCCTCGCCGAAGCACACCGCATTCCGGACAAGCATCTTCTCACGCTTGAACCACGCATCAGCGAGAACCAGACCGATCAGATGAAGGCGAGCCGTCTGACCCTTGTCGTGCCGGCGAAGCTGCACGAGACCTATCGCCCATCACAGCGCCCCAGCCTCCTGAAACTGTCAGACTTCATTGCGCTGGTAACGGGGCGACAAACCGTCTGACTCGTCCCGTACATCCGAATCATGGCAACTGGTGCGTGCAGTCAATCATAGGCTGACGCGCAATGCCTGAAGAGCTCCCAGAGTTTGACGCGCCGATATTCAAACGGCTCGCAAATAACGATACCGGCCAGGCGGTGGGCCATCAGGGCGGCGTGGTTATCCCGAAGGACCTCGACGCGTACTTCCCCCAATTGCCGGCCGCTACGCCGGCCATGCCCGCTCCAGACCGCTACGTGCAAGCCATTCTTGTTGTGCCCGGAGTGGGGCAGCAGACCGTCACTACGAGATACCAGCACCAGACATGGGGAATGACGCGCCTTCCAGAGCGGCGGCTGACTGACAATTTAACCTTTCTACGAAACGCCGCCCAGCAGGACGACTTTCTTATCATCGAGCGCGGGGTTCAGAACCGCGACTTGTTTCGGCTCACCCTGATAGATTCCGCTCACCCGGATTATGCGGGGCTGGTCGCGCAAGTCGGTACGCAGCGCTGGGGTCTTCTGGACCCTGCAACGCCGCCCGTAACCGATTCAGATGTTGAGATAGCAGAACAAGAGCAGAAGCAGCACGAAGCCGATCCGCTATCCCTGTTCGATAATGCGGCCGTCGTTACTGAGACGCGTGTCAAGAAGGTCTCGCGCGGCAAGGCGTTCCAGAAGCGTGTTGCGGAGATCTACGACAACAAGTGCGCCGTATGTGGGTCCGGCTTGGTGCACCCAGTCAAAGGCGCCGAAGTTGAGTCGGCTCACATCGTTCCTCGCGGCAAGAAAGGAGCCGACGACGCACGCAACGGCCTCGCACTCTGTCGCGCGCATCATTGGGCGTTCGATAAGGGAATGTTTTACGTGCAGGCGCCGAACGTCATTCAGGTTCTGCCAGATGTCAGCGCCATGCTGATGAACAGTTCTCTTGCTGGTTATCACGGAAAGACGTTGCGACCGCCGACCGACCCAAAGCTCGCTCCGGCGCCCGAGGCGCTGAAGTGGCACCGGGATTACATCGTCGCCTGAAGGGTTATGCGACCCGATATGCGCCGAGCCGGCTCTGCTGGTGCGGGTCCGTGATCTCGAACTCTTTGATCGTGCGCTTGACCGCCTCGTCGGCGCTCTTCGCTTCCAATTGGCACACCTCACGGGCGGCCGATCCGACAATCCGCGTGACGCGCCATTTCGGAAGGTCGTTGCTACTCTTACGCTTCATGGACCGGTAGATAGGGCGGCTCCGCCCGGAATCCGAGTCTTGACTCATGTTTCCCTTGTTCGCTATTTGTTCTCATGGCGAATGAGGACGAAGGAGATGCTCACACCCTCGGCCTCTTAGTGGACATGCGGGAGCTGTGCAGGAGGATCGCTGAGAACCACGACCACTACGCCGCGCAACTCCACGACCTTCTCAGGCAGGTGCAGAACCCGAATGTGCACGGCTTGGATAAGGAGATGGGCTTCCGCGTGGAGCAGCTTGGCCCCGGCTACTACGGCGAGCCGTGGCGGGCGATGTCATTGAACGCGAGCATCGTCACCGCGCGCGCCGCGTTCTTCGCAGCGGTGAAGCACTACCCGAACCAGCGATGGGTTCTGAAGTGGGGCGCGATGATCGTGGAGCGGTACGACCCGCCGGGAATGGATGTGGGTGATAAGTCATGAGTGAGAAGCAATCGCTCTACGCTGCGGCCGGCTGGCCCACACAATGCTTCAATCCGAACTGCAAGAAGCCGTTCGAGGCGTCATGCTTTCGCGGTGACGACGACAAATACTACTGCACCGAGGTGTGCGCTAACGAAGGCTTCGACGAGGCGACAGTCATCCCGATACAGAAGGCGTGGACGGTCCCGCGCTTCAATCGCTGACCGTCCTGGCCGCTTCACTCGTCGTCCTTGTCTTCCTTGTCCTTGCTATGTGAGCCGGCGCTATGGCCCTCGCGGTACGGCTTGCTCTGAGCCTCTGCAACTTCCTTGGTGCTCGGAGTGCCTGCAAGGGCGTCGATGGGGGCGAAGACGGCATCGACGAGACCGTCGCCTTTCGGCGGATTGAACTCACCCTCTTTCGCGTCGTCGTGACCGCGTCCGTATTCGTCGGTCTTTTCAGTTTCGGACAGCTTTGCTTTGCCCATTGTCGTTCCTCTCATGGAGTCGCCTCCACAGATAGAACGAGCAACCGCCCCTGATCGTTCCGGTACCTAATCGGTACCTAAAGAACAGGTGCGAACGGGAAACGGACGCTAAGTACTTGAAATGTTGGAGCGGGCGATCGGGATCGAACCGACGACATTCAGCTTGGGAAGCTGACGTTCTACCACTGAACTACGCCCGCGATTGGGAGGGACAATAGCGAAGGGGGTGGGAGAGGAGCAATGGGGCAGACGAACCCGCGTATCGCTCAAACAAAAAGCCCCGCCGGAGCGGGGCTGAGTTTGTTCAGTGTCGCGTTGTTATTTCTGCGCGCCCGCGGGCGGCATCGGGACCGGTGTCGGCGTCGGCGCGTTGGCGGTGACCGGGGCGCGGTCGTTCTGCGCGGTGGTTGTCTTGTTGGTGGGGCCGGTGCCGAACAGCAGCAGGCCGCCGACCAGCACAATCGCGCCAATGAGCGCTGGCAGACCCCAGCCCGAAAAGCGGTCGTCGCTGAGCCGCGAGCGATCATACTGGCTATAGCTGAGGGGGCGATTTGGGTCGTTTCGGTCGTCCATCATGGCGTTTCTCCATGGTTCATGGAGAGCTAAACGCGCCATCGCCCCATGTTGTTTCACAGGGAACTTGGTCGGGAACCATGCGGCTTGCCGACCGTTCCAGTAGCGCATCCGTCAACGCAACCCAGACCCGCGCCAAGCGAAGCCGGGAAACACCAGAGAGGAAAACCATGACCACACTTGCGAGGCTTGGGCTTGTTTCAGCGGCGTTATTCACGCTGTGCTTCGGCGCAGGCGGCGCCAATGCGTTTGTCGCCGCGCCTGCGCTGACCGGCATCACCGCCGATTCGCTCGCGACGCCGGCCGCGATGTGCGGCCGCACCTGCCGGAACGGCGGACGCTACATCCCGGGGCCGCCGGAGGTCTGCTCCCAGCGCGGGCTTGAGTATTGCGGCTCATCGCGCGGCGGCGGTGGCCCGGCACCGGGCGTTGGCGTCGTGATTCCGGGAACCGGGATCGGCGTTGGCGTTGGGCCGGGCGGCGTGGGCGTTGGCGTGGCGCCCGGAAGCAACTGCCGCACGATCACTGTCCAGCGCGACGACGGGAGCGTACGCCGAATTCGCCGTTGCGACTAAGGGCTACTTATGACGTCTGACTTCGACCGATTCGCCGGTCGCCGCACTCTCTCCGCCCCGCAGCCCGCTCTCACCCGAGCGCTGCGGGGCAGATTTTTTGTGGGCTGAGCCTCACGCGGCGTCGTGCGCGTCCGCCGAACGTTCGCGCGCGGCCGGCTCGCCGAGGCACGCCTCGATCGCCGTCCGCAGCTGCTGCGGGCCGAACGGCTTGCGCAGGCACGCGGTCGCGCCGAGCTTGGTCGCCATCGCGAGGAAATCCGGCGCATGGGTCGAGGACGAATCGCGGAATGTGAAGCGGACATCGCGATGATCGGTACGCGCGGCCACCGCGCACGAAAGCGCTTGATCGTCTCGATGCCGTCCATGCCCGGCATGAAGATGTGGACCATCACCAGATCGAACGGTTGCGTCTCGAAAGTCTCGATGCCGAAGCGGCCGTTGTTCGCGACGATCGCGACGCAGCCCCGGCGGCGCAACCAGATGTCGAGAGCCATGCAGATCGATTTGTCGTCATCGATGACAAGAACGTGCGGCATGGTGAAGTCCCCAGCCCGATGAGATCGCGCCGAACCAAAGGCCGCATCCCCTCGACAGCGTTCAACTGGACTGACGCGACTCGCACCTTCATCCGTCTTGCGCGGACGATCTCGAACGAGATTTAACGAAATCGCGCATGCGCGTGATTCTATTTGAGATTAAAATTTCCGCGGGCTTTGTCTGTTCAAATTTGAACAATGAAAGCGGTGCCCCGCCACCGCTTTCGCAACGTCATCGCGACCGGGCGGCGCGACGTCAGCCGATGCGACAAAACTGCGCAGCACGCCGCGGCGGCGGTTACGGGCGCTCACTCCCAGGCTGGTCCTCATGCAGAACCATGTTCAACAGCGAGCTGTGAACCTTCAGGCTGCCGTTGTATTCGATGAATCCAAGCTGACGAAACTTGTTCATGAAAGAGCTGACGCGCGAGCGCGTGGTGCCGATCATCTCGGCCAGCATCTCCTGGCTGACCGGAGGAATGATCGCTTCCGGTTTTTCGTCTTTGCCGAAGTTCGCAAGCAGCAGAAGCAGGCGCGCGAGACGCTTTTCGCTCGAATTGAAAAGCTGGTCGACAAGGTCGGCCTCGACGCGGACGTTACGCGCGAGAAGATGCGCGGTGAATAGCTCGGAAAACTCCGGATTGTCGTGAAGCATGCGAACGACGGTCGATTTTCCAATGCGCGTGGCGACCCCGTCGGTCATCGCCACAACTGAGGCCATGCGCACGGCCTGCCCGGCAAGGCATCCCTCGCCGCAAAAATCGCCTGCAGCAAGGATCGCGACCACCGCTTCCTTGCCTTGTTCGGACAGGACCGCGATCTTGACGCTGCCTTCCTGAATATAGAACACGGAATCCGCAGGCGCGCCCTGCGCGAACAGGGTTTGATCTTTACGAAATCTGATCGCGACCGCCCCCACCGTTGAAATCAGGGAGAATAAATTTCTCGAGGCCTGTCATCCCAAGGCACGCCTTCGCTGTGCCGAAATCGCGGCGCTCCCGGATGATTTGATTTTATGCGCGGACGAGGAAAAATAAAATGAGCTATTTGATTAGCGTGGCACACAATACCGTGACATGAC